CTTCGATGAAGGCTTGTGGATACTGCTGACGAAGTTGAGACAGGCGCGCCGTAATCTCCTCACGCGACAGATCATCAAGTTGATGAATCTGTTCACGCCTATCAACAGTCAAGCCACCAAGAGCGGAACGGATCTTTTCAGCGTTGATTGCTGCTGAGAACTGACCAGCCTCTTCCGCCCCGGACGATAGTTCGTGCAGGCGTTTGAGCTGTCCTGTTACGGTCACGCCATATCGGCGTTCACGTTCTTCCCTTAACTCTTGTATGTAATCGACTAGATGAGGAAATTTCTTGCCAGCCAGAAGATGACCAGCAATGGATGCGGCACTACTAGAAGCATAGCCTGCTTTTCTAGCGCACTCCGCATTGGAGTAAATGCCTTCAACATAGTAACGAGCGAACTCACGATGACGGTTTGTCAACTTTCGTCCAGTCTCAGCCTCTATATCATCTGCAAGAATATCTTTTTTCTTGGTACACATGTCACACTTGTACACCAAAAAAACAATGATTTGAAGCCTTTTCAAAAAACACCAAAAAACCGTGTTTTGTCCATACTGTCTTATAGAGTCTCCAAAGTGTAACAAGTGTGCCAAAAACCCTTAGAAGTGTGCCAAGCTCAAACCCTTGCTGGCCGTGGATCTGAGCCTCCCTTGTCACACTTGTCACACTTGTCACACTACATTTGAACTTTTTTCAAAAGTTTTTTTTCAGCAAAAAAGGTGTAACAAACGAGACAAGTGTACCAAGCCTTTTGAAGAAGAGTATGCGTTCTCAGGGTTCGGTAAAATTAGTTGTTGCATGTTGTCCTGTTTCATGTATGTTTAACTTATTAACATATGTCATGGAGGACGATATGCAGGAAGTACAAGAAAGGGTCGTGATTCAAGGTTCACGCATCGAGTACGCTATTTATTGCGACTGGTGTTGTGGTCATGGGTACGAGTCTGGGGATCGCGGCGATGTTGTTGATTGTCACAAGTGCCATGGTTCGGGATTCAAGTTTCATCAGATAGTGGAGGCAGACAATGGATGATTTGATTTCAATATCTTTGACCGCGAAGCAGTGGAATGTTTTGGAGGTAGCTCTGGATCGTTTTATTGAGGATCAGGTTGATGATGGTTCGGATGAGGCGAAGCATCATGCCGGACATGGGAACATCGTGAAGATTTTAATGCAGAAAGTATTGGAGGCAGACAATGGGAACTAGAGCGATTTACATCTTTGAGGACAAAGCGTTTCAAGAGGTTCATGTTTACAAGCATTATGACAATTACCCACAGGGTGCGGTGGAGTTCATTGAGAAAGCCAAGGCATATGCGTGGGAGTTGCCAAGGTTTGAGGCTGATGAGTTTGGCGCGGCGTTTGTTGCGGCGAACAAGAACCCCAAGGGCGGCGAGGTTCGTTTAGTGCATGCGTTGTTGCATGATCGTGAGGAGATGTTGGAGGCTAATGATTGGTGTGACTATTATTATGTGATTTCATATCAGTCCGAGCATGAGGATTTATGGATTGAGATTTGGGAAAGTCAGTACATGTCAAGCCAAGACACATGTTCATGGGTTTTGATTGACGAGTTAACGCATACAGAAATGAAGGAGAAATACGGTGAACGTGCTATCGCTGTTTGACGGAATGTCATGTGGAAGGCTTGCCCTTGAGAGGGCAGGTTTTCCTGTCACCAATTACTTTGCCAGCGAAATCGACAAGTATGCGATCACGGTTGCGAGAGCCAACTTCCCTGACACGATGCATCTGGGTGATGTAACAACGGTCAGAACCAACGAGGATGGTGCGTTAATCATTAACGATCCTTTGGGCATACAGACAGCCAAGATCGACCTGTTGATCGGCGGCTCACCATGTCAGGGATTTTCGTTTGCCGGCAAGCAACTCAATTTTGACGATCCGCGTTCCAAGCTCTTCTTTGAGTTCGTGCGGTTGTTGAAAGCGTTGAAGCCAAAGTATTTCCTGTTAGAGAACGTCAATATGAAGAAAGAGTATCAGGACGTTATATCTGACCTTCTGGGATGCAAGCCTGTGGATATCAATTCTAATCGTGTGAGTGCGCAGAATCGGCGGCGTTTGTATTGGACGAACATTCCAGTCCGTTCCATGCCGGAGAACAAACATATCTATCTGAAGGACATCTTGGAGGATGGGTTCACGGATCGGGAGAAGTCGCATTGCATTGACGCGAACTACTTCAAGGGTGGCAATCTGAAGTCATACTTTGAGAAGAACCGGAGGCAGTTGGTGTTTGATTTTGACGATCCAACGGACACCGGATTGCAGTTGGCTGGTGAGGCAGATCTCAAGGGTCACGGCTACAATCGGCGCGTGTATCATCCGGATGGCAAGGCACCAAGTTTGTGTGCGGCATCTGGCGGCAATCTGGAGCCTAAGATTTTTGCCGGATCATGGCGTGGTCGGTATCGGGAGAATGGTATTCGTCAGGATCACAAGATGCCTGTCGCGGGATTGGCGGAACAGGAGTTGGAGATTCGCGAGGATGGCAAGACCAACTCTTTGACCACGGTTCAGAAGGATAACGTGGCGGTTCATGTGGAGGAACTGAAGTGGCGCAAGCTGACGCCTATCGAATGTGAACGGTTGCAGACTGTGCCGGACAACTACACGAACCATGTATCCAACACCCAGCGTTATCGGATGTTGGGCAACGGTTGGACGGTTGATGTGATTTGTCATTTATTGGAGGGTATGAGAGATGGATAAGAAAGAACAGCCAAAGGAACTGACGCGGGAGTATCTGTACAGCGTTTTGATTGAGAGGTTTAAAGACGAGCAATGGCATTGCAGTAAGACTGAGGATGGTTTGGTGGAGGTGCGGTTCTATGTATCGAACTAGGTTACCACATGACAGTTTGAGGGCGGCATATGACGAAAGTTTGCAACGGTTCATTTCCGCTGCCAGTCAGGCTTTGGAGGATTATCAGACGCTATATCCGGACAACTACGCGCCTAAACTGTTGGCGAAAGACTTTGACGATATGGCTAGGTCGCTCTGGGATAAGGTTGAGCTGGAGGTTCTGAAACCATGGCGCGAAGAGTTTTTTGATGCTGACGATAACGACTTGCAGTAAGTGCAATAGCAAAGCAACTGCAAAGGATGGGGATACTTTCCTTTGCACGGAACATTGGTTTGAAATCTATGGAGGTAAGAATGGGAAAAGTAAAAGCGTGGATCATGGACATGGAAGAGGACGCAATCGACATGAGTCAAGAGGCGTGGTGCGAGAAGCATGGCGAAAGTCTGATTGAGGTTTATCATGAGGCGCGGCGCAAGTATGCGGATTTAGTGGAGGATGGCGATGAGTAAGGTTCATGGGAGTCCGGCGGATCGAGGATCAGCGGACGCATATTATGGGCGGCAGGCCAGACCTCATTACAATCAGGTGCAGGAAAATGGTTCGATGAAGCGGATTGAGCGCGAGGATATGACGGATGAGCAAATCCAGGATTATCTCCGCGCCTACGAAAAAGAGGAAGATCGAAAGGATTGGGGATGAGTACTGAAATAAAGAAAGTGATTTCGTATCTAAACGATCTAGAAAACAATTGTTTCGCTAAAAGCCTTTGTGATGAAGAGAATGAGGTTGAATGGATGCGCATATCGTTAGCCATTGGAAGGGCAAAAAAGGTTGCAGAAGAAATGGCTACCCCAAGGGAGACAGAAAGGATTAGGGCTAATGAAGTGTGATAAGTGCCAAAACGAAACGCTGGTTTATGATAGCCGTCCGAAAGACAATACAATCAGACGGCGGCGTAAATGTGCGAAGTGCGAACATCGTTTTACAACGGTGGAGATGTATCTCACGCAGGTAAACCAGTTGTCGAAGGTTGAAGAGCGGACGAATTCTAGGCAACTAGAGATCTACGATATGATCCGCAAAATTATGGACGCGGTGGTTCCAAAACCGAAGCCAGCCCCGCTTTCAGTTAAAAAGCGTAAACTCAAACCGCGTGTCAAACGGTTTGAGGATTTAGATTTTGATAATATGACCGATGAGGAGATCGAAAGAGCCATGGAGCAGTATTCATGACGCGCCCAAACAAGCTGAAGAGCGAAACAAAAACTTATAATTTGCTAATGCGTCAGAAGCAGTGGGACATGTTGTCCCGCAAGTCTGATGAATTGACGAGATTAACCAAACAGCAAGTCAGTGCTGCGGACATCATCCGCCTGTGTATCGACATGAACATGGAGGAAACATGTAATGAGATTGAGCGGAGATACCGTGCCCAAAATTATTGATAAGGAGTATCTGATCGCGCAGGACTACATCTTGCATGGCACTCATTACTATAGCGTCAAGGCTGGCACTATGGGCGAGGCGGTTGCGCTGATTGAGAATGATCCGGACGTTCATCCTGATCACACCGAAGCGCAGAACGTGCTTATCACAGGATACACCGAAGCGGAGGACAATTATGATAGTTAAAGCAATGGCGCTGGTCTGCACCGTGTTCGCAGGAGGCGAGTCCAAATGCGTCACGGAGTTTTATCCCAGTACGTTTAAAACTGTTCAAGCCTGTAATGTTCAACTAATGCAGTGGCGATTATACGAACTGCCCAGAAACAAGAAGATTGTTCTGGATGATTGTGTTATAACAAGCTATAAACATGAGCAATGATAATAAAATCTTAGATTTCACAATTACTTTGTATTCAAACAAATTAAAAATTGTGAAGGAGGTGAGCTGTAAGCCCACCGAATTGGAGAAGGTGATTGACGAACTGGACAAGCAAGCCAGCGTCCCCAAAAGGGGAGACGGTCACCATGGTTTTTACATCGAAGTCGAAGTACGGAGGCACAAGGATGTCAACATCAAACGAACTAGTCGTTCTAGTAAACGACAATCTGAACCTGCTGCGCGGAAAGCTAGTGCGGTTCATTCTGGAGGACGGGGATCTGCGGATGATAGCAAATCTCGTGGAGATAATAGATCAGTTCGGTCTGGAATACGATCAGGAGGGGATGGTGTATCGG